AACAAAAAGGAACAGGTAGAAAGTGCCGCACTATTAGGTAGAGAAAATGATTTTTTAAATCACTCAAAAAGAAAGTATTGGGTTGAATCTATAGATGAAGAAGAAAGAGAAATTATAGATAATAGATATGATTTTTTAAACGAAACATTAACAAAATGTGCAATCGATAATAATAAGGCGATATTTTATTACGAAGATTTATATTACGGTAGTTTTGACGACTTCTTCAAAGAAATGGAATTACCATTTAATCAAGAAGTATTTTATAAATTTTTAAATAAAAAAAATCGATACAGAGAAAATGAAGAAATGGAAAGTAAAAAAACTAAAACAATTATATGAAAATACTAATAATTGCGTTAGGTCGTACTGGGTCAACTTCGTTGTTATTTAGGTTAGCAGAACAACATAATCTAAATGTTATTATGGAACCACTAAAAAGAAGTGAATATAGAGAAAATGAAGATAATATTATAATCAAAACATTATTTTGGCAAGTACCTGAAGGAGAAGATAAAGATACCTGGTTTAAGTATTTAATATCAAAATTTGAAAAGGTAATATTACTAACAAGAAAAGATTTAAAAGGGCTAACTGAAAGTCTATCATATTATAGGTATCATAAACATAATGGTTTTTTTTCAAACATTCCATATCTATGGGAAAAGACACCAAATTATAATGAGATGGAATTGATGGTTTTAGAACACAACGATAAATTATTCAAATTAGGTAAAGAAATGGGAATTGAGATTTCATACTACGAAGATTTTTTTAATCCCCAATCAAATGAAAGATTAAGATTAGGTGACATTAAAAATAGAAATTTAATTTAATGGACACAAGTAAAAGGCCATATCACAAATTATATTTTAAATGGATTGATTCTGTTATGGGATTCGGTGTGTTTGCTGATTCAAAAATAAATAAGGGTGAAACAGTTGAGGTTTGTTATTGTTTACCAGCTGACCCAAATGATTCATTTTATAAAAATTTTTTATTTTCAATAGATGACGCGAATGAAGATTTTTTAGCTATGGGGTTTGGTTCTATTTATAATCATAGTTACGATCCTAATATGGCTTGGAGTATCGAAGACATTAAACTAAGAGTCATAAAATTTGTGGCAACAAAGAATATTGAAATAGGTGATGAACTTACTCATAATTACGGCACTAGATGGTGGGATAACAGAAAAAACTTAACATATATATGATATTGTATAATAAAATATTTGATGATGAGTTTTGTGTTTATTTAGTTGAGTATGTTAAAGCAAATTCCCAACTAAGTAAAATAAGTAGCAAAATAAATTGGTGGCTTTGGAATTTATGGGGTGATAGTTTTATGCCAAAACATGAGACAGAATTTCGTGATGAACATATTAAAAACATTATCTTTGATAAATTAAGGATTAACTTTAATATAGATGACTATGATTTAATTTGGTTACAAATGACTGAGTATTCTGAAGGTTCTACAGCACTACATGATCATCTTGATGCTAAGTACAATAAGACGTTTACAATACTTTTGACAGACGGATTTGTTGGTGGTGAAACGTATGTTGACCGTAAGAAAATTGATTTGGCAAAAGGTGATGGAGTATTTTTTGATGGGTATCGAATATATCATGGTGTTAGAGAAGTTAAGTCTGGAATAAGAAACGCATTAAACATTTGGTTAACACCTAAAAAAAATAATCTTATATGAATATTTGGACTTTTGGTGATTCATTTAGCTGTAGTTTTACTTCTGATTATAAATGGGTAAAAAATTATACCAAATTTAAAGGGTATTGTCCTAAAATATATTCCGAAATAATTTCTGAAAAGCTTGATGTTAATTTAATAAATTGCGCAAAAAGTGCAGATAGTAACTATGATATTATTCATAGGTTTATAAAAGAAGCTGATAAAATATCTAAAGAAGATATTGTATTTGTTCAATTTAGTAGTTTATATAGATTTAGATTAGTAGATAAAAGCGGTAACTTCTCACCAATTGCCGGTCATTGGGATGAACTTTATTATCAATTTGAAGAAAGTGAAGAGACTATAAAAGAAATTGGTATTAATAGGTTATCAACCAAATATGAAGAGGAAATAGATGATTGGGTAAAAATGGTTAAATTAATATTAAAAGACAATACCGTTATTTTCTGGACACCTTTTATTGAATCTTCCAAAAACTCAAATATGTTAACATATTATGAGTTCACCGATATTGCTAATGAAACTAATTTTAAAATTAAAGATAGTCATTATGGTGAAATAGGTCATTCACAATTAGCAGATTTCATTATGAAAAAAATAATTAAAAATGAACAACGATTATTCTGATATATTTGATGTTAATAAAGTCACAGTGATAAAAAACTTCTTAACTAAAGAGGAGTGTGAGTTATTAAATGACTGGACATTAGCGAACAAAGATATGAAGTGGTTTAGGAAAGGTAAAGGTGCGGATAATAGAAGAACGACTAGATATAGTAATAGTTTTAACTTTAATTATCCAGAAATCATAGTAGAAAAATTTAGACAATTTAGAAAAGAGTTTAATGTTGAGCATCTAAACATAATTGAACAAGGTAGATATGGTATTATTAATGCATTATCCTACGAAGGTAGTGAGTTAGAATTACATACTGACCCGGATTACGGGGATTTCCAAAGTTTTCACATTACTGTTCAAACATCCAAAGCTGAAGTTGGTGGTGATTTAATTGCTGATGGTGTTGTTTATAATGTCAACGAGGGAGACGCCGTTTGTTTTTTCGCCTCTGCGATTAAACACGCAACTAATATGACGGAAGGTAATAAACCAAGAATAGTTTGGATGTTAGGAATACAATACCCAACAAAAAAACAAACCTTAATATGATAATTAGTTTAATAGTGGAACCAAGAAGTGGCTCAACAAATTTAGCCAACTGTTTTTATAATAATAAAGATTTCACTGTATTATTTCAACCATCAGATTTTAAATCTATGTGGTATACAAAAGATAAACCAAAGGATTACCGTTATTTGACAAAACATTTACTGATTAAGGAAGATTTTTTAAGTAATAATTATTTTAAAGATCTAATAGATATATCAGATAAAATTATTTTTTTATATCGAGAAAACAGTGAAGAACAAATAAGTTCTTGGGTTAATGCTGTGATAACAGATAATTGGGAAAATAATTGGAGTTATGATGAAAAAATAATGTTAGATAATGAATCCGAAGTCAATTTTTTTAAACATTTAAAAGAAAATTTTCTTATTTTAATGGCAGAAAACCCAAATAGTCTTAAAATTTCATACGAAGAGCTTTATAATAATAATGGTTTTGATAAAATAAGGGAATTTTTGGGGTTAGATTTTACTAAAATAGGTATTATCTTCCCAATGGGGAAAAGATATAGAATAGATGTTAATAAACCAAAAAGTTTTATTTAGTCCTGCAGAATGTCAGTTGATTATTGATTTAAATAAAACAGAAATCAGATCCTGGAACACGAGTGATTATGAATATCATTCTAAGGGCATTTTATTTTCAGATAATACTGACTGGATATTTGATAGGTTATCAAACTATTTTATAGAACAAACCGGTACAGATATTATAAAAATTAAAGAAGAGATACATTTTCACATCTTTAAAGATCGCGATAGGTTTGAAAGACATCATGATGCTAAAAGAAATAGGGTTTTTGGTGTAGGTGTTCTATTAAACGAAACATTTGATGGCGGTAATTTTATTTTTTACGATCGCGACTTAATTACCATAGATAAAGTGGTCGGCAATTCTTATATTTTTGATGTGTTTACCGAGCATGAAGTTACCCCAATAACAAATGGTATAAGATATTCTTTATTATGGTTTTTAGATCAAAATAATATAAAACTAAATAAAACTAATTTATTATGATAAAATTAAAGCTAACTCCAGATGATTTTACACAATTAGATGGGAAATGTAATGTTATTAGAATAACTAAAGTTAATTTAGAAAATAATATAAAACTAATTGAATCCTCAATAGAACGATTTAACGAGGAAATCGAATGGGATGAAATGTATGATATAGAAGAGGCTATAAAAAGAATACAAAATAACAATATATTATATATTGGTATAAACAATTTAGAGGTCATTGGGCACGTTTGGTTTAACGCATATATGGATGGTAAGTTGTTATATAATTTATTTGTAAGAAATAAAATAGACCATAAACCATGTACTGGTAAAGAGTTTGTTTCTTTTGTAATAGCAACTTATGAAATCAATAAATCCATATATTGTGAGGTGGACAACTGGAACGAAAAATCGTTAAGATTATTTAACAAATTGGGCTTTAAACCCTTGTAATTCCCATTTATTTTCACTATATTAATGATAATGAAAATACTTGCACACGCACCATTCATTGGTACCACAGGATATGCTAACCACGCAAGATCCTTTTTTTGTGCCCTAAACAAATACCATACTGTAAAGGTTAGGAACGCTACGATCGGCAAAGGTTGGAAAGGTATGAGCAATACGCCACACAATGACGAGCCATACATTACCCAAGAAATGAAGGACATGTTGATTCAACAGACCTTAATTAATAGTGATGGTAGTCACGGCGATTCACCAATATATGGTTACAAGGGTGATTTTGTTCCTGATGTGAACATTGTATTAATGGATACGAACCATTATTACTTCTATGACAATTACGTAGGTTATAATATTGCTTATAATGTATGGGAATCAACACGTTATCCTGATGATTTCTTTAATAGATTATTTTACTTCGATGAAGTTTGGGTACCAACGCAATGGCAATTTGATTGTTTAGTTGAACAAGGTTACCCGAAAGAAAGAATATCAATTGTTCCTGAAGGTGTTGATGTTGAGACATTTAAACCGTTACATGTATTCCCTAAACGAGATAAAAAACAATTTGTTTTATTTGGAAGATGGGAGTGGAGAAAAGGTACCGCGGAAATATTAAAAGCATTTGCCGAAGTGTTTAAAAATGATAAAGATGTTGAGTTAATCGCATCAGTTGAAAACCCTTACCCATCTGATGGAATGAATTCAACAGAAGAAAGGCTTAAACATCATGGTATTGATACCAAGAACATTAAGATCATTAATTTCCCATCAAGAGAAGAGTATGTAAATTATTTGCAAACAGCACATGTGTTTATTTCTTGCGCTAGAAGTGAAGGTTGGAACTTACCATTGATTGAAGCAATGGCTTGCGGAACACCATCAATATATTCTAATTGGGGTGGACAATTACAATTTACTTTAGATAAAGGTATCCCTGTTGACATTAAAGGTTTGGTCCCAGCAAATTATGAGCACAAAGATTTTCCTGGTGAATATTGTGAACCTGATTGGGATAATTTAAAAATTAAAATGCGTCATGCTTGTGAACACAACACATTATTTTTAATGAACGCACAACAAGATGCTAAAAGAATACATAAAGATTTTAATTGGGATACCATTGCAAAAAATGCGTCTATGTTATTAGAAGAAAAAATGAAACCATTTGTATTTGTAACAACAGGTAATATTGGTTATATGCCTGTCATTGAGAAACTAGTGCAATCAGTATTAGAATTCTCTAACTCTAAAATAATTGTTTACGGTGTAGATTGTGATGTACCATTTGATTATCCAAACGTAATCAAAAGAAGAATAGATCCACCAAAACATTCTGAACATGATAAATGGTATTGGAAACAATATGCGTGTATTGAAGCGTTTAATGAGAATTATGATAAGTTTGTGTGGATTGATGGTGATGTGGTGATTAATCATAATTTTGACACTATTGAGAAACACTTTGGAGATATTGACAACTACCCATTATCTGACATTCATAGACAAGAAGAATTTTATGGTTATTATACCGTAAATGGTCAAACAAAGAACCAATCATTTAATGAAGAGCTAGCCAAAGAATGGGGTATCCAAAAAACAACACCATACATGCACGTTTGTATGTTCATTTATAATAGAAATTGTGTTGGTTGGTTTGAACAAGTGATTGATGCATATAAGACAACTGATTTAAAAGATTATAGTAGATTGTTCTTATGGAATGATGAAGGTATTGAGAACGCATTGAGATGGAAGCATGGGTATACTAAACACTTACCGTTATCTAATTTTGATACATCGTCTTATGATGGTGATGCTGGGCAAACTCAAAAGCAATTAGAAGACTTCTACACATTTTGGAATAAGAAAGGGCCATACAACTTTGATAAAGTATTTGGGTATCAATATATTCCAAAGAATAAAGAAGACATTCTTTATTTCCACGGGAATAAGAACTTTGAGAACTCGGATAAGATGGTTCAATTCATTAAGTTTAAAAAAGATAATTCATTCTATAACTCAGA